ATGCTGCAGTGGAGAGCCGTGTCGAAACTTTGTCGATCATTGTTCTCCGACGTTGTGTTGGGGATCGGTTATGTGCCCGAGGAACTTGGTGAAGAAACTGGGCCAGACGGCGTTCCGGTTGAACTCGATATGTTCGTGACCTCTGCTGATGCGAAGCAACAACTCATCGATGTGTTCGGTAAGGAAGAAGCAATCGAACGTTGGGGCGATCGTGGCAACAACGACTTACGACAAAGTGAGTTGGATGAACTAATGATTGTCGACGAGTTTATTATTCTGGATGTACCAGAAGTAATTGAAACACCTATAACGGAAGAAGAAACAAATGTCGTTTAACAACAACGTTTATGTCACTGGCAATTTGACTAGAGACCCGGAGCTACGGTTCACGGCGCAAGGCGCTCCGCTTTGCAATTTCGGAATTGCATGGAATCAGCGGAAACAAAACGGTGAGGAAGTAGCACACTTTTTTGATTGCACTGCGTGGCGTGATCTTGCAGAGAACATCGCTGAGTCATTCAAACGAGGCGACCGGGTCAACATTCAAGGACGTCTTGATTTCCAAAAATGGGAAACCGACGGCAAGACGAATACGAAAGTATCGATCGTTGTCGAAGAAGCAGGACCGTCAACTCAATGGGCGACAACTTCCCAAATGAAGCAGACTCGAGCAGAGACCTCCAGCCCAGAACGAGCAGCACCACCGATTCCTGACGAAGAGCCGTTCTAATGAGCCAAGCATCATTGTGGGATCAGGTCGGCGGCAAAGTATCTGACGCCCATCCAGTCACTAGCCATGTCGCTGCATCACGGGTGAAATCTGGTACGCAGAAAGCGCAAGCTCTAATCGCTTTGAAAGCTGTTTACCCCGAGGGCTTGACGGCGTTTCAACTCGCTGACCATATTGTCGATGGATCAGGACGCAACATCTCTCGGAATCAAGCAGCGACTCGACTCGGGGAAATCCGTGACAACGGTTGGGCCGAACTAAAGCTCAACGGGGCCGGACTGCCAGAAGAGCGAGCTACGACTCCGGGTAACACCGGGCAGGTCTACAAGCTCACCGACATTGGGTATCGAACGGCGGTGGGTGTGAACGCGGAAAAGCGCCCTCAGTGAGAGCGCTCTCCGATTGGTTGAGGTTAGACGTAGGTTAGGATGAACTCACCGGCGTCGTTCTCGCGAATTTCACCGGGTCGGGACCAACCGAAGTCGTGTCCCCTCGCCATCTTGCTACTGGCATTGGCATATACGGTTGGTAGCCAAGCCTCTGCCTCCTCAAGAGTGGCGAAAGTCATCCAGCCAACCTTGCAACCGAAGTGGCGGCGAAGTGGCTCTGGTAACTTGTGTTCCATATCTCACCTCCCTCCTTCCAGTATTCATTATAGCATAGATATATTGGAGTGTCAATGAGTCGCCCGTGGTCACCAGCCGAACTCGAGGAACGAGCATTCAAGATACGGCGCGAGATAGACGAAGTAGTCACCAGCCTTCTTCAACTAGCAAGCGCTCAAGCTGGCGCAGTCAGAGACTACAAACTCGCTAAAGCAAAAGCGTTTCTTGAAGCTCGGGCGCGTCACCCTAAAGACACCGTGGACGAACGGCGAGCGCGAGTCGACGAACAAACCGCCGACCTCGAGTTTGAAGCCACAGTAGCTGAAGAGGCTTACCGCACTGCTCGGGAAAGAATCCGAGTTGGGTTAGCTGAGATTGATTTGCTTCGAACGATGATTGTCTCTCACCGTCGTTTAGTTGAGGACTAGCCTTCCGTCACTCGACAAAAGCTAGCTGACTCGTCGCCAGTCTTGCGAGCAGTGATGGCCTTCGCTATTGCTACTAGTCCAGCTATTGCTCCCACTTTCACACTGTCCAGCAGATTTGGTCCCGGCACAAGAAAAGCTGCCGCCCACGCTTGCATCGCAGTTGAAACTGCTCGCTCTAGTACGTCCATAAGAAATGCTTTTTGAAACATCGATACTCCTAGTTGTTCGTAAGTGCCGACCACGTCTTGGGGCCAATGCGGCCGTCTTTCGAAAGACGTCTACGCTCTTGGAATTGCTTAGTTGCTCTTTCTGAATTTTTCCCAAATACTCCGTCGATAAGCCGGACACCGAGATGTTCTTGACACCATCGTACATCGGGACCACGACTGCCGCGCTTGATAACCCGACCCGGATATGGGCGAGCCTCAGTCGTCACGACCGGGCGGGTCTGCTTGGCTCGAAGCCGAGACCACGTCTGCTTGCCCACAATGCCATCAACAGTTAAACGGTTTTTACGTTGGAAGCGACGAACTGCTAAATCTGTCGTAGCTTGAAATGAGCCATCAACACTGATTTTGTAGCCGATCGAGTTGAGCGCTTTCTGCAACGTCACAACATGGTCGCCCTTATCGCCCTTGCGCAAAGTAGCGCTGGCGTCAGACGTTTTCGGTGACGCCTTCTTTCCTGTTTGCACTGCTGACTTAGGCACCTGCCAGCGTTGATTAGCTAACGCTTTCTGAATGTACTCACGAAGCGGTCCCGTGTAACTCATGTCGATTTTGCGACTCGTGTGCTCTCGGTGATGAATGATGCGGTTGTGATCCCACCCTTGCCACGCACACATAGCAGCGCACAATTTAACTAACGCTTTCACTTGTGCCTGCGAATACTCCTCACCAGTGCCCGAGTTCTCGACCTCGAGTCCCCAATAAACCCGATTCCCAGACTTGAAGTCATTACCTCTACCTAGAGCTTTGGCGTTGTAAGCGCCTTGACCAGCATCGAACTCCGCAGTGATATCACGGCCAGCTTCGAGGTCTTTTTTCACTTCGCTCGAACCACGACCCGCGTGGTTACATCGGTTCTGCGATATCACAAGTACGCGCCCTGAGCGCCCCATCAACAGTTGAACTAAGGGACCAGATAACCCAGCGCGTCCATTGACGCATATGTTACGACACGGCATATCTGCGGAACCGCCAGACGCAGTGTGATGAACAATCATGCCAATCGTGCCACCCGGATTCGGGTCAAACGAATATCGAGATGCTCGTCGTGTTTCCCAACCGGGTTCCGCTTCGACGTCTAGTCCGGCGGCTTGTAAGACTTCCAGTACGTTAGCCATTAGCGCGCTGCAATTTCTTCGTCAGTCAAACCAAGCTCTTTTAGTTTCGCGTCACCTGATGCTTTGGCTGCTGCTCTCGCTGCTTCTTCTGCTTCTCTGGCAGCGGCTTCTTCTTCCCATCGTTTTTTGTCAGCAGCGAACTGGGTTTCTTCTTCATCTGTCAGATCACGGACAGTTTCTTCACCTGTTGTCGCATTCACACTTACAATTTTGTTAGCCATTATTTCTCCTAGGCATACTTGATTCCGTAAACAGTCATTGTGCACCCGTTTTCGATCGTGTTAACGCAAGTCCACTTTATAGATGAGACGGCTTGTGCCGAGCTTGGCTCGAACAGCCCTGCCGTGTAAGCGATTTCGCCCTGTGTGGTGCTGTCCCAAGACGTTGACCACCAGTTGACTGGATGGGCTGTTGAACTTGCGTAGTCTGGAATGTACAAGCGAACCCACCCGCTCATCTCAGATCCCGTGCCGGGACCGTGGGCAAAGTTCATATCGAAGTCTGCTTGACTGTTCCAGATGCCACCGTACATAGCGGTGCCGTTTTTGCGGACAGTCGTGAACGAGTAGTCAGAGCTAGTTACGCTATTGAAAGTAACTTTGCCTGAACTAGCACCATTAGACGTGCCCGTTTTTGACATGATGATAACTTCAAGGTCTTTGTACGTTTGGTCGATTCCCGTCACTTCAAGGAACAGAGGTGTACCGGAAGCAGTCGCAGTCGCAAGATGGTCATAGGTTGCCGCCATTACGAAGTCGTCCTTCCGTAAAGATTAAATTCAGTGTCTGCGTCCCATCCACCTTGCGAAGTTATGAACTGGATTTTGGTAATGTTCGCTGTTGCATCCTCGCTGTACCAACCTGTATAAAACTGGTTTTGACTTGTGGAAGTTGAATCTGAATAACTTGAAAGCGAGTACCAGCCAGCATTGCCGGGCTGATCGCCACGGTAAGCAAAAATCTCTAAATAAACTGGCGCATAGACGTAGCCGACGTTCATGTCGTCATCTGGTAAGCGTCCAAAGTGTCCTTCGTTTGTGGTTCCCGTGTAACTAGCGGATGAACTGGAAGAATCTCTAAGGCCGCCATACATGAAATTGTAAGTCGAAGTCGTGACTGTGTTGAATCGCATATAGGCGTCACCGACAGTTGTGCCGGTACAACTCATTACTCCCGTGACCAGCAAACTGTTGTAGGTGGCTGGGATTCCGTCTATTTCTAAGAACGAACCGGAAGGAGTGCCAGTTGAGGCTATGTATTCAAGCATTTAACCATCTCCTTTTAGGCCGCTAACCCGAACAGCGTAATAGTTGAACCTGTTGACAGGTTGTAGCCAGAAGCTTCGACGAGGTTGATCCTCT